GAGGTACCTGAATTTCAACCACCACAGTAATGGAGTCAACGATCCTATTTATATCGCCACTTCCTATGAGATTATCAGGAAGAAGGAGTTTGTTTACAAGTATGACAACCTGGTGGAAGGCGAAGTTGAGATTTATTCCGAAAAAGAACACGAGATGTTCAAGGACGAGCTGAAAGCCGATGAAAACAGACAGTTTGTACGCAAGCGCAAGATCACGGTCCAGCATGTTGAAAAGCGTGTGTTCAGCGGAGAGAATTTTCTGGAAAAAGTCAAGATCATTACTGGCAAGTGGATCCCAATCATTCCGATGTATGGATACCGGGCTTATGTAGATGGAGCCGAATGGTACAAGGGGCTGGTGAGACCGCTGAAGGATGCATCCCGATTGTTCAATATGCATATGAATAAGCTGGCTGAAAATTCTGCAAGCAATGGCCAGAAGATACCCATCTTTGACCCGGACCAAATGAATGACCTGATCGCCGAGGGATGGGCGGACTTGAATAACGCACCGTTTGTATTGGCTGAAAGCCTGAAAGATGAGGATGGAAAGATTGTCCATCAAGGTCCGTTGGGATTTCTGGAACCAGGTAGATTGGATCCGAACACTGCTGCCTCGATGCAAGCCCTGATGTCATTTATTCAGGAAACTACAGGTGGATTGCCCAAGGATACGTTGGATCCTAACGCCTCAGGTAAGGCGTTGAGAGCGATGATGAAAAGGGAGAACCTAAACACCCAGCCACTGCAAGATAATATCAACGGAGCCATTGAGTGGTCAGGAATCGTGTTCCAGAGCATGGCTTCTGAGATTTACAACCAAGAGCAGATGATCAGGACAATTGGGATAGATGGGACCGATGGTCGTGAGCAATTACTGAAGATCATACTCGATGAAGAGACTGGCAAGTTTGTCCGAGCCAATAACCTGAGAGGCAAGAAGTTCCGAGCATATTCGGACATCGGACCGCAGTATGAATCCTTGAGGGAAGAAAGTGTTGAAACTCTCAAGATGATGGGAGAGTTCCTTAAGGAGACACCAGCTGGCCAGCAGTACATCGGGCCTATTATCTTCACCATCCTGGATAATATGGAAGGCGTCGGACTTGGACCACTCAAGGACATTAACCGAAAGAATATGATCATGCAGGGTCTCAAGAAACCAGAGACCGATGAAGAGAAACAAATGTTGGCACAGGCACAGCAACCGAAACCGGATCCACAAGCCGAATTGATTAAGGCGGCAGCGGCACAAGCCAACGCCACGGCACAGAAAGAACAGTCCGAAGCCCGTAATCTGGATGCTCGAAGCGTAGTGAACATTGCGGACGCTCGGAAGAAGTCAGCGGAAACGGCCAAGATTGTATCCGAGACCAAGCAAGGGGAAGCCAAGACATTGGTGGAACTTCGCAAGGAAGCATTCGCACAAGCACGTGGATTGCCATTTCAAGCACCAGCTGGGGCACCAAACTAACATGTTCCCCGGGGAACAATTCAATTAAAGGATTAAGGATATGCCTACAAAGCCTGGAAAGTATGGGGCATCTGTAACGAAGGCAGTAAGGAAGCCCACGACCAGAATCATTAAACCCAAGCGCAAGAAAACTGTTTCGGGGTTGGCTCGTAATGCTGCGGCCAGCAATCGAAGCCGTAGAGCAAAGCGAGGGAGGTAGTTATGTCAGCAGGCTCGTTGATTACAGATGGAGTCCCTAAAAAAGCCAAGCGAGTGACCGGCGAAAAGAAGCAAATGAAAGCGTTGAAGGATTTGCAAGATGTCAATAAGGCCATTGAAAAGAGACAAAAGACATTGGACCAACGCTTTGAGGTATCCAGCAAGTTGTTCGACAAGCGTAGAAAACTCCAGGAGCAACTGGGTATCTGATGGACGACTATTTTGAAAGGCTGAAACAGCAAAAGGTTGATGGCTTTAAAATAGCTGATCAGCGGTTAAAGGATAGAGTCCGACAGCGCGCTACTGAATTACAGACAGCGAAGCCACTACCTCGGTATTTATTGAGGGCATTGGAGTCGGCTGATCTTGGGAGAATCGAGGCTTGTATTGACAAGGCGATGGGTGAGGGATGGACCGAAGAGGAAATGACCCTATCCCTGGATGTCATAAAGGCTCACGTGAAAAATATAGTTGAACAATAGTTTACCGGAACTTTAAACCGGGGGCCAAATCGGCCATACTCTAAACACCATTTGAGAGGTAAAATCATGGGTATTAAAGATGCGGAAAAAAACAAGAAGGGCGAAGCCGATGAGAGCGAAGGCAAGCCAACCATAACCCTGGATGAAGACGACGGCAATGACGATGAAGCCGGAGACGAAGAAGGGGAAGAGGAAGGCGATACTGGAGACGAATCGGGAGGTGACGATGAATCCGGCGAAGGCGACGGTCAAGCCGGTGATGACGATGCCGATGAAGTCCAGATTGTTCGTGAAGGGGATACGCAAGCCCCAGCAGGAACGCCAAGAGGGTTTTTAAAGCGAATCAACAAGTTGAATGGAAGGGTTGATGCGGCAAAGGGTGAGACAGACCAATTCAGGGAACGCAATCTACATTTAGAGGACATCAATAAGGTCCAGAAGATGAGGATTGAGCAACTGGAAGGTGCGCCTCCAGCCCAACCTTTAGTTAAACCGGATCCGGAGAAATTTACCGAAGGTATTTATGATGACGGCTACATTAAGGCGTTCGATGAATACCAAGATAAAAAACTGGATGCGCGATTTGATGAGAGGATAGCCAAACAAACCAAGCAGTCCAACGTGACCAGTGACCAATCGGCGCTGGCTCTGAAACTTCGCCAACGGCAAGAAGCCCATATTGATCGGGCTCAAAAGTTGAAGGTGAAGGACTACGAAGCAACGGAGGATATTACGCTTTCCATTATGGGTCACGATAAGGTCAACCACATTATTCTGGCATTGCCAGATAAAACCGAGTTGATCATGTACTACCTGGGCAAAAACCCGGACGTGGCGCAAAAATATTCAGCTATGTTGGAGGCAGAACCTATCAGGGCGTTAATTGAATTGGGCGGGATTTTATCTGAGATTAAGGTAAAGCCCAGCTCAAAGAAAACCCTGAAAGATCCCGATGAGGATTTGGAAGGCGGTAATCTACCGCGAGACAAAAAGAAGCGGGGTCCGAAAGGGGCAACCTTCACATAAAGGACCGGGGGTATGATACCCCGGTAATTGCATCATGGCCAACAATTTTGAAAGCAATTTTACTCGAATGCTGGCACGGGTGTTCTTGGAGAAATTTGAGTCCGCAAGGGTTCTCTCCAAGAATGTAGACACCCAGTTGCTGGCTGGTAAATTTGCACCCAATACTGGGGACACCGTGGACTTTAAACGGCCCACGGACTATGTCAGCCGACGTACCGCAACTGGTGATGTTTCTTCCGGTGCTCTGAAATCGGACATTATCACGGGTAAGGCTTCTGGTGTAGTCCAGGATTATTTCACTGTATTTGTCGATTATGACGAAGCAGATGAGGCAATCAAGATGGATCAGTTGGACCAGTTACTGGCTCCGATGGCCACGCGTATTGTTACGGATATGGAGTTGGATTTTGCGGCATTTATGCTGAAAAATACTGCTCTGGTTACCGGAACAGTAGGCTCACCCATCTTAACCTGGGATGATGTTGCAGCTGCAGGTGCATTAATGGCGGCCGCAGGTATTCCCTCAGATTCGATGTGGAATTATGCGTTGAATCCGTTCACTCAAAGGTCTCTGGCATCTGATCAGCGGTCGTTGGGTGCAGGTGGAGTTGCTGGCGGACTGATTGATTCAGCCCATAAACGGGCAATCATTACCGACAACTTTGCTGGTATGAAAGTGATGATGGCTACGACCTTGGCATCATTTACTACGCCAACCACTGGTGATGTTGTAGGAGCAATGAACGGTGCACCAGATGTCACCTATGTCACGGCGAAGGATACTATGACCCAGGTATTAGCGGTCACGGGCTTCGGCGCCTTTGGTGGTGTTATTCCGGCAGGTACGGTTCTGGAAATCACCGGTGTTAATCGGTTGAACTTGAATACGCGACAGCCCATCGTTGATGAGTTGGGAGCCAATGTAATTTGGCGATGCGTAGTCCAGACCGACGCCACTCTGGCAGGTGGTGCTGGTAACATTACCGTAACTGGCCCAGGTATTTTTACTACTGGCGGTCAGTACAACACCACGGATGTGGCCATTGGTGCGGCCAATGTGGTGACCATTCTCAACGCCGATGCCACTCTGTTCCAGCCAAATATCTTTTGGCATAAACAGGCGTACGGTATCGGTTCGGTTCCAATCAAGAAACTTCACAGCACGGATACGCTTGCAACCACGGAAGACGGGATGCAAATGCGGGTTTCCAAAGGTGTGGGATTCCTTGAGAATAACCAGAAAGTTCGGTTTGATTTTCGACCGGCTT